AGGCGATTAGTTAGAAGGCGAACACTTAAAAGCCCCTAGTAGTCGGGCGGTCTGCCCCTTGCCATGTCTGCCCTGTAGGTCTTGCCCCCTGTAGTGCATGATAAGCCAAGTCAGATAGGGGGTGTCCGACACGCAGGGGTGCAAATTGACCCGAGTGCTTTAACTGCCACCTGCCCCTGTGTATATGTACCCAGTAAAATATTTTTGATAGGATCTAAGCTGCGATATAGGCTCTGAACAGGACTTTTATACACAATGGGTTGTATGTGATGTAACTCACAGGGCATAGTGTGGGATAAAACCTATTTATCCCGGCTTATATATAGTAGGAGGATAATTACTTGCTAAAGTAATTAGACGACTACTCGGCTCTTAGGAGCCGTAGCGAGCCCTAGCGAGCAAAGGCGATCTAGGAGCCCCTAGTAAATGCCCAGTAGTCTGTTCTTTTTCAGAACCCCTTAACCCAATGAAAAATCTTTGGCGACCACGCCAGCGAAGCTGGCGAGGAGAGATATGAGTAAACAAGAAGAGACGGCTAAAATAAAGTCGAAGGTCATTCGGCTGATTACTGAAGGCTGCACAGTCGAAGATGCCATGAGGCAAGTAGGCAGGTCAGCAAAACTTTGGGATTACTACCGCTCCACGGATAAAGAATTCAAAGAGACTGTAGATAAGGTTCGTGCTGCTAGATCAAAGCATGGCCGCATCCAGTCAGAGGAATCCCTTGAGATGGATTTCCGTACTTTCCGCAAGGAGTACCTAGAAGCAGATACATTCCCACATCAGATGAATATCATCAACCTTCTTGAAGGTAATGACCCTGAGTGGATGCATGACTCGATGCAGTATGAAAAGGGTCGACCACAGTATGTGCTGGTCAATGTGCCCCCAGAACACGCCAAGTCTATGACTACCTCGATTGACTATCCAGTCTACCGGATCTGTATGGATCCCAACATCCGTATCATGATTGTCTCGAAGTCACAGCAGAAGGCAACAGAATTTATCTACGCTATTAAACAGCGTTTGACTCACCCATCGTGGCAGAAGCTACAACTTGCTTACGCTGCCGGTTCTGGCTTCAAATCTAAGTCAGCCACATGGCAAGCCACGCAAGTCTACCTCGGAGACGAACTGCGTGATTCAGACCAGAAGGATCCTACGATTCAAGCAATCGGTATCGGAGGACAGGTATACGGTGCGAGAGCAGACCTGATTATCCTAGACGACTGTGTGACTATGTCGAACTCCCACGAATACGAAAAACAGATTCGATGGATTCAACAGGAAGTCCTAACTCGACTTGGGCCTACCGGCAAGCTTTTAGTTCTTGGAACTAGAGTAGATTCCATTGACCTCTATAGAGAACTCCGTAACGGTGAGAGATACCCAACAGGTAAATCACCTTGGACATATCTGGCTATGCCAGCAGTCCTAGAGTTTGCAGAAGATCAGAACGACTGGAAAACACTTTGGCCTAAATCGGATCGCCCTTGGCAGGGCAGCGATGAAGAAGCAGATGAAGATGGTCTATACCCACGCTGGGATGGCAAGTATCTATCCATGCGTAGAAGTGCATTAGACCCAAAGACTTGGTCGATGGTTTACCAGCAAGCAGATGTTGATGAAGACTCAACCTTCAACATGACTTGCGTTAAAGGTTCTATCGACAGAATGAGAATGATCGGGCCAATCGTGCCGGGCAATCCCGGACACCCCGAGACTACAGAAGGTCTCACCATAATCGCAGGGCTTGACCCAGCGATAGTTGGTGATACGGCGGCAGTTGTTATAGCTGTAGACCGTAGACGGAAGAAGAGATACATCTTGGATGCCGCTACGATTACAAAACCGTCACCGCAAGCTATCCGTGATCTCATCACTACATTTACGGAAAAGTACAATCCATCCGAATGGATGGTTGAACGAAACGCCTTTCAGGGTTATCTGACACAGGATGAGAATTTACGGCAATGGTTATCAAGTCGTGGTGTGCTTCTTAGGGAACACACTACTTCTAGAAATAAGTGGGATGTTGGATTTGGTGTCGCTGCAATGGCTACCTTATTTGGTAGCGTTGAATCCAATGGTAAGCACCATCGAGATAACTTGATGCACTTACCTTCAGATCGACATGAAGGCATCCGATTACTTATTGACCAGTTAGTTACTTGGTCGCCAGAGACTAAAAACAAGACAGACCTTGTTATGGCTCTTTGGTTCTGTGAAATTAGAGCAAGAGAGATCTGCCAATTTGGTGAGTACGGCGGAAAATTTGTACATAATGAATTCCTCACCCGAGCAGATGCCGAAAAGCGACAGGTCATCAACCTTGATGAATGGGCCGCAGATCGCCGTTTGGCATAAGGAGAAAAATGCTTTCAGTTCAAGAAGTTGCAGCTAAGGTCGAACGCCTTAAAACACGCAACATGGATCGTGACCGCCGTATGTCAGATGTTCTTGCTGTCCGTCAAGGTCGTATGCAAGATGTCTTCTTCGGTCAATTCTCTGATGAGTATCCGAAGCCACTCATCGCTAACATGATTGATATTGCAGCTCGTGACCTTGCCGAGGTAACTGCACCTCTTCCAGCAATTAACTGTGCCTCATCCAATATGACCTCCGACTCAGCTCGTAGAAAAGCCGAGATCCGTACACGCATTGCCAATCACTATGCCAACAAGTCTGATCTACAACTTCAGATGTATCAGGCAGCAGACTGGTATTACACCTATGGCTTTGCAGCAGGTATGGTTGAGATTGACTTTGACACCAATAACCCACGCATTCGTATGCTCAATCCTTTTGGTCTTTACTTTGAAAAGGATCGCTTTGGCTCAGTAACCTCTATGGCTCAGATCATTATGTCTGATTCAGAGTCTTTATCTGCCCAGTATCCAGAGTATAAAGCCCAGATCAATAGCAAATATCGTATGAAGTCTACGATTTCCATGGTTCGCTACCATGATAAGTATCAAGATATGATCTTTTTACCGGAGTTAGATAACTTAATCCTATCTAATACTCCCAATCTTCTAGGTAAAATCCTTGTAGATGTAGCAGAACGACCAACAGTTGATGGTCAAACTCGTGGTCAGTTCGATGATGTTCTACCAGTTCAGATGGCTAAGGCTCGATTTGCACTCCTTCAACTTGAAGCAGCGAAGAAGTCAGTCAATGCACCTATTGCTATCCCACCAGATGTCCAAGAATTTACCCTTGGGCCAGATGCTTTGCTTCGATCTAACACACCTGAAAGAATCCGTAGAGTTCCAATCGAACTTCCTAACGGAGTCTTTGCTGAATCACAGGCACTTGAGCGTGAACTCCGTATGGGTTCTCGCTATCCGGAAGGCCGAACAGGTCAGATCGATGCATCTATTGTCACAGGTCGTGGCGTTCAAGCCCTTATGGGTGGCTTTGATTCACAGATTAAAGCAGCACAGGCAGTCTTTGCTCGCTTCTTTGTAAACCTTATCGGTATTGCGTTCTGTGTAGATGAGCAAGTATTCGGTTCAGCACAAAAAACTATTCGTGGATCCGATGATGGAACACCATACGAATTAAAATACACACCATCACGAGACATCAACGGTGATTACACAGTAGATGTCCAGTATGGTCTCATGGCAGGATTAGATCCAAACCGTGCTGCAATCTTTGGATTGCAACTTCGTGGAGATAAGTTAATTTCTCGTGACTTCCTTCGCCGTAACCTTCCATTCTCAATCAATGTCACACAAGAAGAACAACGAATTGACATCGAAGAACTTCGTGACTCACTAAGAACCGCAGTAGCACAATACGCAAACGCAATCCCAATGCTTGCTACTCAGGGTGGGGATCCAACAGAAGCTGTTAAGAGGCTCGCCGACATCATTGAAGGTCGAGCAAAAGGTCAAGCATTGGAGTCAATCGTTGCAAAAGCGTTTGCTCCAGTAGAACAACCGGCAGCGACTGGGATGGCCCCCGGTGCTTCGCAACCTCCTATGGGGGTTCCGGGCGTGGCCCCGGCTGCCGGTTCCCAAATGGTAGCTGGCCCCGGCCAGTTTTCTCGTAGAACTGATCTAGCACAAGGTGGAACCCCACCGATGGCAGATCTTTTAGCTTCCCTAACTGGGGCAGCTTAAAACGCATCTGGAGGTGCAATATGTTCGGAACAAAAAAAGGTGCAGTAGCCCCAGCATTAGTTAAGGGCCCAACCATGGCAACTGGCAAACCAAAAGGCAAAGCAGGAATGCAAAAGCTTGGAGATGTCGGAAAGTCAGCATCAGCAGCAGGTAAGAAAGCTAAGTAACAATCTTAGGAGGGCGAGTCAATGTCAGAAGATAACTTCGATGAACTCGATGATATGTTTGTATTGGCTCGCCCTGCAAAGAAAATAGATTTTGTTTACGCAGTAGCAGATTTACTATATAAAATAAGTTATTCATTCGCAGACTTCTTCTCATTGATAACAAAGATTATCCATTCACATTCTGTTAACGAAGCAAAGAAACAGTATATGTGGGAGAAGATGACACAAGACATTGAAAAAATGGAGGCTAAAGATGGCTGATGGCCCGTACATTGGTAGGCAAGCAGCACAATCTATTCCCGGTGGAGCATATGGTGAGAACACAGAACTCACACAATTACAAACAGCTCCCGGAGTTCCATTAGCAGCAACTGAAACAAGTGCAGCAGCAACATCAATGGGATCACTCTCAAGTGGTGTAATGCCCACTCGTAATTTTTCAACACCTAATCCCAATGTAGATCAAGAGATTACATATGGTGCAGGTTTCGGTGCTGGCCCGGGAAATGAAGTATTACCAACCCCACCAACTGCACCAGATGAAACTGCAACACTTGTTCGTCAGCTTATTGCCCTATATCCAGACCCAGACTTGGTTCGATTAGGTCAAAGATTAGATTATGAGAAGCGTTAATGGCGGGAAAAACCGGAGGCACATTTGGTGCTGGTAGTCTCGGTGCATCGCTAAGTTCTATCCCTCAAGAGGGAACAGCAGCTTATGATGCATACATACAGGCTCAACAATCAAAGTATTTAAGTCCTGATTTTGCCAAGCAGTTAGCTGCTATGGCTAAGGCATACCCTGCTGCATCTGTCGGTACAGTCATGGGCCTTACAAAGTCTGGTGCTGTTATTGGTGGTAATACTGCCAATGCAATGACCACACTTGATGGATCAGCATTGATTGATGCACAGCGTAATGCAGCCATTGCTGCTGCTGCTAAGTTGAAAGAGCAGAACTCTGCAAAGAAGGGTTCACCTGCTGACTTCTTAGCACCACTTACTCGTACTGCTTTCATGCTTTTATCAACACCATTTGAAATGCTAGAAGCCAGCGTTCGTAACGGTGTATCTGGTAAGGGTGGCATGAATGTTTTTGATGAGACTCAAACAGGACAAGCTCTTATCAATCTTTTCAAAACAGGCAAGATTGATGTAGGTACTGGTTTTCTTGGTGCAGATCAAAACTCTGCGGTAGGTAAAGCATTACTTAATGCAAAGAT